TTAGAACTCCTTCACATCTGCGCCAGGAGACACGCTCCAGATCGAAACAGGCGACCCGTTTACACCTATTAACCTTGCTTTCAACCCATTTCCGCTTGCTCTTGGTACGGCTAAATTTGTAGCAGATGGATTTATAGCCCAATCTCCACCATTTAATATGACACTCATTTCAACTACGCCACCATTATCAATATCTATTATAGGTGTTTGCACTACCGGGCTTTGTTGATCAATTGGCAGAAAGCCATTGACAATAATAGATGGTCTGAATGATGGGTTTCCCTGAACGCTAACACGAAGTTGCCCACCCTTAACAAATTCTGTTGCACAAGTATTCATGACAATGCAATACGGATTTACAAAATCAAATGCATAGCAAATTGACTCCCCATCCATTGGCGTGCAGTTTTCAGCAGTACAATTGGTCATGGTGGTATATTGCATTCCTGACATTCTAAATGACAACTGGTAACCGTTAACCTGAACAAGGCGCATATCCATAGAAGTGCCTATTACTTTTATTTGACCATCCCTAAAATCTTCAAATAAAACTCCAGCATATCCTTTCCCTGGATATTGTGGGAAACCGACCATTTCCATTACGCCAGAGAACGGCACATAAGAGAAGCATCCGATATAAGCACATTCAAAAATTGACTGTCTGATAACTGGTGCTGCTGATTTTCCTAAAAACAGTCCGTAATAATTTCTATAAGAATCTACATTTTCTTGTGTTAAGCCAAGCCTTCTAAACATGCAGTTTTCAACTCTACCGTTAACACAAAATGAACTCATTGAGTTATCTGTTAGATCCCATTGCTTTGGTATAAAAGCACATAATGCATCCACCTGAAGAATTACTTCTCCATTTTTTGTGAGATCTATTTTGTCATTTGTTGTTTTATAAAAAACTGTCGCTTCAGCCTTTCCCTGTCCTCTAATTCCCATATTGTCATAAATTGGGATTGTTTTTGATGTATTTATGTTTCCAGCAGGAGCCTCTAGAATGCATTTGTTTGAGCGGGCAAAGTTAGTTGCAAGAGTTATAGCTGTTGCGTTATCTGTGACTCCGTCAGGTTTCACCCCCCAAAATTGCATGTCGTAAGTGGTAAAATTAATTCGTCTCCATACCATCGTTCCAGTTTCTGGCTTGATTACAATTCCACCATCATCAGCCCACGCCTGAATGTTATCAACAGACTCGAAAAAGCCGCCACCAAGGTGGTTTTCAGCATGTGTAGTGCTAGCTGCTGATGCTACGTATACAATCTGCCCTGCCTCCTCTGGAACACAGGAGCGAAGCTCTGAAAGATTGAGAAAGCGGCCAATAGCGTTAAATCCTGTTTTATCAATTAATGAATCATGTGTAGCTTTCAAGATCTCCAGCTCAATCTTTACGGTTGTGCCTCCATAACCAACCAGAGATGCGCCATCAGGGCCAGAAAGCTCAGCCCTTAACTGGTCTGGAGAATATTTAAGTAGATCAGGATAATAGAATTGTTGTGCACCATATGCATCATAAACAGCCATGGAGTGATTCTGTACAGTTACGAACTTGGCAATCTGTCCGTTATATACCGGATAACCAGCAGCGTTAATGGTGATTGGTTGCGAAACAGGGACGTGAGAACCATCTTCGTTCTCCACATAAACCTGAATCTGGTTTTCAGGATTTACAGGGTCAGTGTCAATTTTACCAATATAAATTTTGCCATTGGCAACCGCTTTAAAAGAACGCGCCATAGTGAAGAGTTGCGAAGGCATCGATACGATCACATTGGCTGTAATGTCTGTCATTTAATTTGCTCCAGATGCAAGGAATCGCCGCAGCATGGCTACGGTGAATTTTGGGCATAAAAAAAACCCAGCCGAAGCTGGGTCGTTGCGTTGGTTATCTGTCAGTAGTTATGTACTGAAGGAGGTAATTCTTTATTCTTAAGTCTCATCCATGCGGAACGATTCGTTGGTCCGTCTGGCTCATTAATATCAACATCTAGTGTGTGATTGATTAAAACGTCTCTCGCTATATCGATAATACGGGAGAACTCATAACCGCAGTCATGACATCTGCCGGAATAGTTCGATTGAATTTGTTTCAGCGCCGGATACAGTTCGCGGAATAATGCCTGTGAGCGGTTGGCATAATCCCACAGCCATACAAGGATGTCTGTTTCTTTTGCGGAAAGCCCGTTGGGCTTCTTCTCTTGTTTGCCGATGAACTCACCTTCAAGCACTACCCTGTGGATGTACTCTACGGCTTGCGGTATCTGAGATGCATCAAGCTCTTCAATACTTTCCACATTGAAACGCTGATGAATCATTGCATAAGCTTCTGGGTACATTAGATGCTTTTTGCTGACTAGCATATTTACAGCATCACGAAGCGGAGTCCTGTCATCAACAGATGTTTTCTTACGTGCATTTTCTGCCTTTCCCTTTGTCCAGTAGTCATGCAGTACAGTAAAGCATTCTTCCTGGTACTGAATCAGTTTATCGCGGATGTCAGCTCGAACTTTCTCGGGGTTGATGCTGAACAGCCATCCATTTAACTTCTTCAAAGGAAGGCAGAGTAGCTTACGAAGCTTCCCATCAGCGGCAACCATGTTCATATGAACACAGTTGAATTTGCTAATCTGCTTCATGAGTTTTGTTTGCTGCGTTGACCAGCTCATTCCAAGGTTTTCAACGATTGGCTTCATCGCAACATATGCAACTCCGGCAGCCATGGCGGTGATAATTTGCTGACCGTTGAATGGTACGTAAGAGGTGTTCACTGCTTCTAAAATTGCTATACTATTCATGTTGGTTTTTCTCCACGAATTTACCGACAACCGAAGCCCTGACTGTTACCGCAGTTGGGGCTTCACTGTTTTGATTTCTTTGCCGCATCAAGCATCACTTCTGAAAATGTGCGCTTGCCACTGAATACTCTTTCTCTTCTCAATTTTTCGTTCGTGCCAAATGATTCGCCATGAACAAAATTTGGTCTTAAAATGGTAATCGCAATCTCTTTGACTACTGCATCCAAGCGAATCACACCGTTATCCCCTCTCTCTTCAGGCTGTCTATCAACCGCTTAATCACTTCCGAGTTAAACGACCGGCATTCTTCCTTTGCCCTGCTACCGATAGCGTCCTTTAACGACTGCGGCATCCTTACCAAAATCTTACTTATTTCTTTCTCCATGTTACCCTCCGCACAAGCGACTCTTTTCGAATACAAAAGATAGCAAAGTGAGTATATCTAGTCAAATTTCTTTTGCATACACTTTGATATCAAATTGAATACCAAAGGTGTGCTATGGCAAAGGGTGTGTCAATTTCTCCAACTACGGTAAGAATCCCTGAATCTTTGCGCGAGGCTCTTGCTGTCAGAGCATCAAAAAATGGTCGCTCTGTTAACTCCGAGATCGTCATGATTTTGCAAGCCGCGATTGATGAAGATAGGTCGCCAAAGTCAGTTGAGTCATTTGCTCAGCAAGAAGCTGACAAATTCAAAGAGGCGCTGCTTGAAACACTGAAAACCATGTATGGTAAGGATGCAAAATGAATAAAAAACAGTTTATTAAGTCAAAAACGTCAAGCAAGGAAGAGCTAGAGAAAGAGCTAAACTCCCTGAAATATGCTCTGTGTCTGGTTTACTCAAGACTGCCAATGGAAGATAAAAACGCCATTTACAATGAAATGATTAGCAGCCTTGATTTTAACGATAGAGACCTAGCATCCCACCTCAACAGCTTCCGCGTCCCTGAGTAATTCTGTTGCGGATTTGCTTCTTGCGGTGGTTTAGGCTGGAGAGCTTGGCTTCTGCTTCTGATATTTGCGCATCAAGATCTTTAAGCTCAAGATCTGAAAGTCGCTGGTCAAGCAGGGTTTGGTTCAACTCAATGTTGTTCAGGCGTTCTTCTATGGTCATGATTTCTCCTTGTTGAGGTTGATGTGAAACGATTGATTGTATACGCACTCTTTTGTTAGCTAGTAGCTTTGCTTAATCGCAAGATAAAGTTTCTGATTAATCCCTAAAAAACAAAAAATAAAGTTAAAACAGGTACATGATATGGAATGGATCATAGGATTTGTTGTTCTTGTCTTCATAGCCAGCATGTTTAAACCAAGAAGTTGCGATATCTGTGGTGCTGGATTTAAGAAAAAGTACTTCACATGGACTATCGATGGAAAGAAACAGCATCTTTGTCCGTACTGCAACAGTAAAATGGAGAGACGCAACAGCGATAGACGCTTTAAGGATCGATTTGGTTAACCATTTTATCTCCAACAAAAAACCCACCTGACGGTGGGTTTTATTAGTGCTTGTATAGCTTGAACTCCCTGTCGAGCCATAAGACATAAAAAGTGGCTCCTATCTTATAACCAACCATAGGTGCCTTAGAGCAAAATCTGAACGCAATGAAATCCACATCTTGAGTAACATGCTTAGGAATCGGAGCCTTTATCGCGTTTCTGGCAATTTTTTCCGTCCCAAGCCCGTGTTTATCAGATTTTCGTATCTCATCCCATGACATCTGACTTAACCTGAACAGCCTATCTGCAAATGCTGCCTTTTCATGCTTTTGGCAGCAATCTAGGCAATACCCCTTTTGTAGGTATCTAAGAGAAAATACAGGCGGACTTTTGTCTACATCATGAGATTCGTGATGGATAGAGAGGCCAACAGTAGCAGAGCTCTCTTTATCCCTCTGTTTTATTCTTCCCTTAACTCTAGACATACACGTCAGTTAATTAACGTTTTGAAAAAACCTTTCATAGAATCAAGTGTGATTTCTTGGCTAACCGCACCCTCAATGTAAGCATCTTTCCATGGCTGCTCTTCGTGAGTCATATTGCGCAGTTTCCAGGCAGAAAACTGACCATAAACTTTATACACCTCATCCAGCAATTCAATTTCATCTTCACTGAATTTTTTAGCGTCAAAGTTTTCTGGCGCAGGTAAAGCGCCGTTACCACAGTCCCTATATTTACGATACAATTCAGGAACTACTGGCCCATGCATCCAGGCTTCAATTTTCTCATTAAATAGCGGCTTACCCAGAAGAACCAGAGAAAACCCTTGGGCATAATACGTCAACTTCTGAATTTTTAGGTTAGAGATAATGTCGCCACTTTCTTCATCGCAATGCGCCAAGAAGTAGTCGGCGACATCAAAACAAGTGAGCATAAACATACCTCCATCTTGATAGCCGCAGCTAAGTATCCAACTATGTCAAATGTCATTTAATACTATAACAAAGCTATCAGCAATCCTTCGGAGGCTAACTTACAACCACTTTAGCGACATGTTTAAACCATTACGTTTCACATTTACTGCATTTTCGCCGAAGTTACCTATAAGGTAATGTCACATTTCCTGCAAGTTTCATGCAATGTTGAAAAGTAAGCTATTCACGTTTCTATGACACCAAACACCAAAAATAGCACTTTTTGCTAAATCATTCGTCCAAGTTGTGGATGGTTTGTCGTTGACACGTTTTCACACACCACTCCACCAATAAAGTATCATCTGGTATCCTGCTCAAAACTAAGGAGGTTGGTGTGAAGCAATTTCTTGCTGCTATGTTCTTATTCATATCTTTTGGGGCTACAGCAGAGTGCTGGGTCGTTGGAGATATGCGCGGAATAAGCTATTCAGAGCGAAATAATTTCCATCCGGAAGAAGATGGTTTTAGTGGAACATTCATCATTAAGACAAGCGGTGAAGATGCCAGCATCACATATTCTGGGACAGATGCGGGCGGCATGGCTTACAAAGAATTGTCTAAAAACTCCATCATAGGAATCGGCGCGAATGGCGAAACTCAACGCGTTATCGACTCATGGGTAATACATCCTACTGGAACAGTTTTAATGTCAAAAACCATTTCCGGTTATGGAAATATGGATTCAACCAAAGCTTTTGTTGGAAAAGTAAAAAGAAAATGTTAGCGATTGAATCCAATTTCCCATACGTTACTGCCGTGTTGCCTCAGTAGCAAACAGCGGCCTGACGGCATTTGCAGCGTTACTTAACGCTCTTTCATAGGCTGGCGTTCCTGCTTTGGTGTTTGCCAGACGTAAGAGAGCATTCCTTGCTGCTTTGGACTCATACAAGCGCATGATTGCACCGAAACCAGCCTCAAGTCCCAGTGATACACCAAGGGTCGCAGTTGCGCCAATCGTCCTTATCCTGTTGGCTTGCAATTGCCCCGTCTGAGTTACTACATTTGCGGTGTCTGACCTTGCTGTTTGCTGTAGAACTTCATGAAGAGCATCAAGCTCTTTCATGTGCTTTCCAGAAAAAATAGTGTTGTAAATTTCACCGCCTGACTGAGATTTCAGCTTATTAACTTCAGTGATGAACTTGGCTGGAGAGTCCCCGGCCTTTTCCGCTATTTTGCTGACGTAAGCTGCACGCATAGCATCTTTCCCCTTATCATCCAGTGCGCTCCAGATTCGTTTCACGTCAGATGGTTTTCTGCTTAATACAACGGTACTTATAAGTTCAGGGCTGGCTTCACTACTTGCCTTATTGAGCTTGTTAGCAATGTTTTTATTAAGCACCTTATTATAAACGTTTGCATAATCGGAATTTGCTTTAAGGTATTTTGCTGCGTCTGATGCACCGAGGTTTTTAGCAACTGCGTTACGAAGGTCTTTTGACATTGCATTCTCTACCATATTGGTAGCTGCTTTTGCCTGGTTGGGGAAGACCATAGCATCTCCCTGAACATTAGATCTAAATGCTGTTCTGTGCTGACGCAAGAGATCAAACGTAACATCCAAATCAGTTGCAGGGTTTGCTAATTCTTCACGTAGGTTACGCAAGGATGTAAGCAGGCTTTGATTGGCAGACGTCCCAAGCCGTTCCTGTCTTGCGATCTGAACCGCCCCGGGTTTCCTGGAGAGTGTTTTATCTGTGAACTCAGGCTGCCAGATCATCGTTTCCGATGGAAGCATAATAAGCTTTTTCTGCTTCTGCCGGAGGAGTATGGCCCAGCCTTC